ACAACCTTGGCGTAGTTCTCAACATAATCATTGAAGGCGACAGCCGCCTCGAAACCAACGAAGCCAGACGCCAAGTTGAAGAGTGTGGCGCTTGCGCCATCCGCGAGCAAATCAGTGCGGTCAAGCACAGTGTTAAGACGGTCCCAAGAACGACGGGAAGGATAAACCTTGTTAGGTTCAAAGTCAGACAAGTGCTCGAGATGGTTGCGATTGTGATTAATGAAGTCCCAAACAGCAGACACAACTCGGGTCTTTGCCCAATCCAACCAATCCTCAACAGTGGGTTCTACATCATAGACAGTCCAACGGTCAATCTCGGCAGGGTCCATCTCGCCTACCTGATACTGCTCGCCGTGTTCACCGCCATTAATAGCGGCACAGACAACTGTTCCAGAGTGAAGACGATTGCCGTTGATAGTGCGGCTGTCTGTAAGTTGGAAGATGCCCTGGCGTACCTCTGGCGTTGCACGGTCAACCTCGTCGAGGAAGAGGATGCAAGGATTATCGCACGCATATTGAAACCAATCAGGAGGACAGAAGGAAGTAACATCGCCGTCTGTTTTTGGAAGGCCAATCAAATCGCCCTCTGTCATCTGGCTCGCTCGACGTTCGATTACTCGATAAGGGGGCAGATCTGTCTTATCATCACGCACTACAATACGGTCGCCATCATAGGCAAGTTTCTCGGCAGTCTGATAAACGACTTGCGACTTACCGATACCGTGACGACCACGAAGCATGATAGGATAGATTTTACTGTCTTGCTCCCCTGTGATAACGTAGGGTGCGATATTGGAAAATGTTTTGAAGTCGATAGCCATTTATATTTCCTCTTTCTCGATTGTTATGTTCCAAGTATAGCAAATGTTTTTAGGTTTGTCAACTATTTTCTTTTTTAATGATTTCAATGACTTATGTTTTCCTATACTATAAGTAGTTGATTTCACTAGTAAAAAAAATTTTCGGACGCTAAAATATTATTCTTTTTCACTGACATACCGCGCCTCAAACTCCTCGTGCCGCGCTGAGACATAATACCTACCTTCACTCTTTAGAGAGTGGGCAAGCTCTTTCTCAAGATCAGGAATGTCCTCAAGTTCAAACCATCCAGAGGGAGGATTAATATGATCTGAGGGATTAAGAACCTCGTAACGCTCATTGTCGTATGAATAGTTGTGCGCGTGCGTCTCTGGATGAAAAGGCACGTTCAGCACTTCCTTTCTATCCCCGTTATAGTTTTCTTTCTGCATAGAAGTAACAAAAGCGTGAGGATTTCTCCATCCATAACCATTAGTATTGCTTCTTATCCTGTCCCAAATGATTTGTTCAACAAAACCAAGAACTTCTTCTCGCTGATATCCTTTAGTCATATAATGGTTTACTTTAACAAGAGCGCCGATACCAAGGCCAATAGACTTAATGTGCTCATAGACCCGCGCTCTGTAAACTTTATTAATATTGTATTCAGTGTCAACGTCTTTTTTAAGAGTGGGGCAAGATCGGGTGTTATGACCTTTTTGTTTACAATAGCTACAAGAACGATTTGATCTCTTCTTTTTCATTCGATCATAATCGGCCACACTATAACAGTGATCACCATTCTCTTTGCGAAGCCTATCCACATATTTTTTTAGTTCAGGACAAGTGGACTTATTGTGTCCCAGTTTATAACAATAGGAGCACCGCACAGTGCGAACGTATTTACCATCATCGCCTTTCTTCCAAGCCATTTAGAACCTCTCTCTCATTTGAAACGTGAGCCCATTATAGCAGGGTTGTTCACTGTTGTCAAGAAAAAAATATACTTAATATTCTCCGTTACTTAGAACTGTTATTGTTGGTGGAAGTTCTTCATCAGTAGAAAATGTTTTATACTCTCCCTCGGTTGTGTAAATGATAATATATCCACGATCTTTATATCCTCCAGCCTTGTAAGTATCAATCACCACTCCAAATATTACAATATCTCGCAGGGTCTTGGTCACCACATTGTTATTAACGAAGTGTTCCCAATCTATCTTGACGAGATCTCCAATCTTTATATCACTCGTAGAGCCCATGCCCCCATCCAACTGGTTCTACCCTCCATCACCCTACCACTGTGGGAGCGGAACCAATGCACGTTACATTCATACCTCATCTCTGGAGCAACTCTCAGTCCTTCACGGGTGGATTCTTTCATATCAATGACTATACCATACCAGCCATTGTTCTCAACCATATTACCGACTTTCATTGACAACCTTTAGGTTCCATGTATGCGTCCAATGCTTTTTCCCTTCAAGATCCAACCATAACGCATTCATACCAGCCACCTGTAAAAGAACTCCTATCTGTCGTACCTCTCCAGATTTATATTCTATTAAATCACCTACTTTCATTTATTATTTCTTCTTAGCTTCTCATATAAACGATCCCTCTCTTTGGCGAGATAACGAATCTGTTCGTACAAGTCTGATATATTTTTCTTTTTTTGTATTATTTTCCTCTGTATCTTGATGATTTTGATTTTAATCTCTTCTTTCACTGATAACCACCAAGTTCTTTGACCGTGTTTCAAAACGACGGCCCTCCAATGAGAAGTACCAGACCCTTACAAGATCAAGTTTACGATGCCCAAAGTCAGACTTTTTAATATTTACGATTATGCCTGTTTCGAGTGTAACTGTATTCCCGACTAGATCACCCACTTTCACTTACTACCTCTAAATGCTTTTTGTTTGCTATGAGTGGCTGTTCGGTTGGAATCTTGGCCCACTTAACATACGCATACATCTCAGTTGTCCGCATTACGAGCCCAATACCTGATGCAATCCGAGAATATTGTTTTCGGTACATTACCAAATCACCGGGTTTCATCTTCCCAAATCCTTTGCCATACGGCGGTCTGTAACGTACATATATGCGCCCTTATTGTAGGCTGGTGCTACACATTTACTTCTGCGCTCTCGCTCTTTGTTGGCTGCAACCTCTCCGCATTCAAGGCAGGTATCATAACCCAGGCGCTTGCGGGCAATAGCGAACTCCTCTTCACATTCAATACAAACTGCGTAACCCATTTTATTAACCTTTTTTGATTATTATACAGACAGTATAGCATGCTGATTAATCATTGTCAAGTCTTTTTTTATTATTCTGACAATAACTTTTGCATCTTGAACAAGCCGATCTCTTTGTGTTTGCACTCCAACATTACATCTACATTGTAGCCGTAGGTTTCAACAGGTGTCCAGTAGGAATCTGAATGTGCGTTAGCTCGGATTGAAGGATCATTCTGTTCTTCTGGGCGTGATTGCGAATAGTGAACAACAGGAGTGATATCGTCCCAAGTTTTGATAGCCAGCGAGAGAGCCTCCTCGTTAGTCAAGCCACCAGAGCAGAACAAGTGATGATGAAGATCATGAACAATAGGAATACCGATGCGCGAATACACATCATCATAAAGTTCTTTGGTAGAATACAGACTAGGTTTGTCGTCATTCTCTACAGTAAGTCGTGATTGTACTGCTGGCGATAGGCGCTCAAAGTTACGACAAAAGTTGTCAACAGCCATTTGCTTATCATTGTAATGTGCGCCGACATGAATATTGATTTTGTTGTATGGCGTGCGAGACAAGCCAAGCATATCGAAGACTTCCCCGTGTGTCTCCAAGTCTTTGATAGTATTAAGAACAACTTGCTCATTAGGAGAAGTTAGCTTGTTGAATGGGCCTGGGTGAGTTGTGATGCGGTGGCCGCAATCTTCGATATAATCACCAGTCTCTTGTAGAATATCGCATATATAATCAAAGTCTGGCAGATCAGATAGTTTATACTCTGAAGACCAAGGAAACAAGTCGGAAGACAATCTGAAAAACTTGATACCACGAGCCTCGTTCCATTGCAATATCTTGATTAAGTCTTTGCAGTTAGCCAAAGCTAACTCGGAAGCATAGTCTAAACCTTTCTCCTTGAAGGTTCGTTTGATCATTGAACGATTAGTTGTAACGCGACTAGCTTTGGGCGCGTTAGACAACTCCATATTTATACAGGCGTAACCTAGATTTATATTATTCATTTTTTTAAAATAACAGATGTTTCAGTGATTGTCAAGTATTTTTTTACAAAGTTTCGTGCTGAGTTTGAGATTTTTATTGTTTTGACTTCCATTCTTCGTAATCCTCTTCTTTAATGCCCATGGTACCTCTGACTTGCTTTCTTAGGTCAGCGTTCTTATCTGAGCTACACCATATCCATCTTACTGTATTCTTTTTTTCATTTAGTTCTTGTTCTTTTTCTGCAAGTTGCTTCTCTATCTCGTTTAAGTGCTCCTCCTCTAACTCTACATCAACATTGTTCTTGATGGCGAACTCAATCAACAGACCAATATCTTTTTGCTCATACGCTTTCTGTATCTTTTTAAAGTCATCATGATCTTCTTCTGTTTGATTTAAGTCTGGGTGTTTTTTTCTTATCAGTTCTCGGTGTATCTTTTTTAGTACACTCTGTGGAATATCAATAGAATATTTAGCCTCGGGCATAGAGGATTCGTCCTCATCCTTCACATTTAAAATATGTACCTTTGGCTTTCTTGATAAAAACTTTTGTTCTTGCTCAAAATCTCTGTTAAACTGTTGAGAATATTTTGAGTCGATATCATCATATTCTTGTTCATCAATGGAGATCATCTCTGATCTTAGGGCAATCTTTTTAAGTCTACGAGATAAGCTCATAAACTATTTAGTCTGTCAATACAAGATCATTTTCACACTCTGAAAAAATAATAGATCCGTTTGTGGGAGCATAGACTACACATTCACACTTCTTGTCTCCTCCCTCGTCAAGGTTCGCCATCTCTCCGCTGTAATAAGAAAACAAGATTGCTGCGAAAGCTATAAACCAAACAACACCAATAAAGACCTGCTCTCTCTTGTTCGCTTTGATTATTTCTTCAACTGTTCTCACTTACAACCTCCACATGATGACGATAAAAAGCATCAGATACTGGCTTTTGATCATAGTAACAAACGATAGGATCATTATCCTCGTCGAAGCCTGTAACAACTCCTACACGGATTCCTTCGTGAGGCCATTGACCTATATCAACCCTAACCAAGTCTCCAATATTCATTCTTTTCATAACCTCATTTTGAATATGCGCCCATTATAGCACAGTAAAAATAGGTTGTCAAGTAAAAAATATTATGCTTCGCTTATTACCACACAATGATCATAATCGCAGACTGTAATCTTTTCACCGAACGCGACATCAACAAGAGTATATCGCCAAGACTCAACAAGGTTGTCCGTCTTATATGGTTCTGATACCACTATGCCTGTCTTATAAGGCCACCAAGTAAGTCTCACTAAGTCACCTACTTTCACTTAACATACTCCAACCACAAATGTCAAGTTCATTGTGGTAATAACGAATCTTTCTCTGAGTATCAAAAAGATATAGAGTAGTGCATCTATCGTCAATGTCTATCACCAAAGAGATATACTCGCCATATAAATATATTAAATCGCCAACGTTCATATACTTATCTCTTTATCGTTCATCGCGCAATCAATCATATATTTTCTCATATCTTCTTGCTTCCAGGCTCTCTGTGCTTTCGGACTCAATGAGTGAAGAGGATCAAAGTATAAGAACTTTTGTCCAGGCTTCACACTTGGCGCAGTGTAAACGCTTATTCCTGTTTCTCTATTGTAATATTCAAATGAGTGGGCATCCCTCTTGCCACCGCCCCCTGGTGCATCGACGACAAACATTGGAGTATTGAATCCGGCTGTAACTCCACGAAGGCTCTTCTCAACGTCAATGGCTGTCTGGACTGAGGTTCTCATATCCTCTGTGCCCGCTGTTAAATCGTGGACATAAACATAGTAAGGTTGGATATTAATATAACTTAAATCCTTGACGAGTGATATCATATTCTCGGCAGCATCATTGACGTGACTTTGAAAGACAGACTGGTTCCTGACCTTTACCCCTCTCGAGAATAGGCAGTCCATCGCGTCTTTGGTGATGTTAGTTATTTCGTTGGAATGGTTGAAGTGAGTATGGATGCAAACTTCTTTGTATTGCTTTCTTGCCTTGTTGGTTATTCGGACAACGGCATCGGTCCAAGCGTTGTCTGTTAATATTTTCATAGGCATAATGGCCAAGCCTTTGGTAGCAAAACGGAACCTTCTGATATGATCAATCTTTAATAGTTCCTCGCCTATCTCCTTTACTTGACTTGCCCTGAGTCTGAAAGAGTCCCCGCCTGATATAACAACGTCTTGTATTTGCTTGTTGTCTTTCAGGTAGTTGAACATATCCTTCCATCTTTCTTTTGATGCTTTGATGGATACCTTCTCTGCTGTATCTGTATCGCTTCCAACGGCATAAGCACGAGTGCAATAGCGACAGTAGACAGGGCAAGTATCAAGAGCCAAGAATAAAACCTTGTCCCTGTATCTGTGAGTCAATCCTTTCACAGGCGAGTCTGCTTGCTCGTTCAAGCTATCAAACCTCATCATAGGATGATCCGGTTGAAGGTGTGAGGCAACGGTAAGAAACTGTCTTCTTATTGGACAGTTATAGGGATCGTCCCAGTTCATCAAAGAAAGAAGATAAGGGGTTATCCTTGTCGTCATCGGTGCTCTGGAAAAACCTTGTCTCGCATCTTCCAAGAAGTCTTCATTAACAAGGTCTTGAATAGTATTTAACAATGTTTTGTGGTTGGTGATTACATTCTTTTCTTGCCATCGATGATCTATGAAGGTTTCATAAGATATATCTCTCCAGATAGGGATCTTTCTCCAAAACTCATCTTGCCTGAAAGTAGACATCACTCACCGCCGTTTGTATATAATATAGATAGGGCGATGGTCAATGTTTGTCGAACATTTTTCTCATAACTAACCAAGTTATTGTTGGTTCAACTACACAACAGGCAAGCACAAATATTAAGGCCGTTTCATCCATCTTTTCTGAACTTATAATCTATCCAGCATTTACCATAATACATACCGCCGATCCACATAGAGAACAAAACTCCATCGAACCAAGTCAAGTTGTTCCAAGCTGATAATACATCCATTTATATAACCTCCAGTTGATGTTCCAGGAAAGGGAAAGAATTTTTTTTGCCGTGCATTAGTACCCAATACCTCTTTCGGTATCCGTAGTTAGGACTGGTTCTATCAATCTTCGTGATCAGTCCGCAGTTACGAGAACTATCAAGAACGGCGATTTTGCATCTTACCATATCACCGACTTTCACCGAGGCACCCCTCTTTCCAAGATTGTTACGTTTGGTGGCTCGTTATCGTTACAAGAAAAGAACTTCTCTTCTCCGTCAATCGTCAATAATGTTAGACATTTTCTGCCACCTTTATTGAGCAAGTCCACTATGATTCCGTGATATTCTTTTTCTCGCAAATCATAAGGCACAGTCCAGCCCAAGTAATCTACTTTAACTAAATCACCTACTCTGACTTGCAACTTCAAACTCCCCACTTACATATTCGATTAGTTCTCTTACAGGATTATCTTTCGCCAATGTTCTCCAATAATCTGGTGAGGCGATGGTTGGCTTTTGTTTCAGTAGTCTCTCGATCCAAATCTGACGAGCCATACCTTGCATCCATCCATTAGGACGCGGAACATAAACTGTCCCGTCCTCGCATTGAATAAACTGTGTTTTACATTTAACCATTTTAATCCTTTTAGCTTTAAACTCAAGAAAGTTTATTACATTCATTTCTTTGGAGCCTTATACATTTTTAGGTCGCTTCTTTTAAAGTGTCCAGCCATACACGAGTTGCTGCGACGAATCTTCTTATACTTAGGACCAATCCACTCAACGATGTAATAAACTCCATGCCGCCAATACACATCTTTCTCAACTATCTCCTTGAGCAAGCCAGCAACCTTGCCTGCTCTAACATCCTTTCTGTATTGAAAACACGTCTCAAGATTTAATGCGCGTTCTGAAAGTGTTACTAAATCACCCGGTTTCATTCTACCTCCGATATTACTATTAGATTATCTGGATGTTCGTCGCAAATGCTTTTCATATCTGCCCATTTTACGGGGTAAACATAAAAGTCTTTTCCTACCTCTTGATAATATTCCAAAAGAACTTCTTCTTCCATATCAGCCAAAGATTTGCGAGGTCCAACGATAATGCCCAAGGCAGGCTCATCGTCATTCTTATAAAGGACTAATGTCCCTACTTTCAGCAAGGAGTTGGGCCTCCCCAGACATTGCCTTTACCATACATTGACTCAAGCATCTGCTTAGCTGCAAAGAAGTTTGCTGCTGTTACATATACATCAACATGACCACTGCTAATCTTAAGTTTTGCTCGCCATTTCTGCATCTTCATTCTCCTCAATTGTTATTATGTCACCATTATAGCAAAGATATTATTAGTTGTCAAGAAGTTTTTTACTTGATGTTAGATTGGCGGTTGAACATGATAAATACCCGGTTTTATAAATTCTTCGTCCTGCCACACAAACCATGCGTATTCTGTGGCGTCAGTGCCTTTCCCCGTGAAACTAGGTCGCTTACTCAAAACATAGATGGCATCAGGTTTATTTTTCTTCCAGAAGTCATATCTCTTCTTTGAGCCCAAGAAGTTAATTCGTAAAAGCATAACAACACATTTTGCGCGAGGTCGCGAATGCTCAATAAATTCTTGTGCAATAGAAAACGGCGGGTTAGTAAAAATGAGATCGGTCCTATCGTCCCAGTCAAAAAAATCTTGACCTTCCCTTATTTCTGTGCTTGTGACCGTCATTCCTTTGTGTTCCAAAAACGAAGAAATACGGCCATCACCCCGACATGGTTCATGCCCCTTTTTAAATAAATGAAAAGGAAAATCTAGATTCTCATAACACCACTTCGGTGTTGCATAAAAATCGTAAGGATTTCTCTCTTTAATTGGTTTAGCTCTGCTCATTAATCCACTCCTTAAATTCTGATAATTTCATAACACTTATCTTCTTTGCTCCGGGTTTGTCTTCGAGCTTGTTGTAGAGTGCCGCCACCCTTTGGGCCGCTTTATATATATTGTTGCCTCGGGGCTTGTCCCAATGAGCGCCACCATAAAGAAGGATGTAATGCTCACACCTTATCTTCTCATAAGCATTCTGTATTTCTGAGGCATATTTCTGGTCAGCCGTACCACCGACATTCTGAAATTTACACTCTATCTGGGTGTCGATATCTTTCAAATATATATCTGTTTTATTGAGGCGTCCTCCTCCGTGCCAGACTGCCTTGTAAGGAGGGGACGGATAGACGGTGTGTCCCGATTGAACTAAAAACTGCTCAACGCTTTTTTCAAAAAGAATTCCATTATTGTTGGCCTTTGCGCCTTGTAACATTTTTCTCTCTCGATTAAGTTATGCTATCATTATAGCAAAGAGTTTTATGTTTGTCAAGTAAAAAATATCATTAATCACTTCCAGAACTTAACAACATAAGTTCATCCTCACATACCCAATCCCGCCAACCAGAAGAAATACTGGCTATTAGAAACGAAAAACTTAAATCAGCCTGATCAATAATAACCATCGGATTATTATCTGGCATACCATACATTAGGTCGTGCCTCCAAGTAACCAAGTCACCGACTTTCATTATCAACCTCATCATTTGCTATACCCAGCATAGCATAGCCACAGATGTCTTTCCAAGGACTCTCGCCAAAGGCATCCTTCTTGTTAGCCAGTCTGAATAATTTATCTATCAGTCTTGTGATTGCTAAGGCATCTCGATATTGCTCTGGCTTAATGCCCTCTGGATAAAGAACTTCAAGGATCTCGCAGGCTCTACCGAACGAGTCTCCGTATGCTTTGTTCTTTTCCTGAACGAGCTTTCCTATCTGCATTCCTATGTTTTCGTAGTTTTTCATTTATCCTTCTTGTGCTTTTTCTTAAGTTTATTGAATATCTTTTTGGCGGCGGTGTGGCAAGTTCCACATTCATCCGATGCTTTGATCTTTTCCATCAACTGCTCAAATGTTTCACAACCATTAACTATCTCTTTCTCTATATCCTTCTTAGTTAATGTTCTACATAAACAAATGATCATAGCGCTATTATATCAAAGTTCCGTGTCTTTGTCAACTAATTTTACTTCATCACAAAATAAAGTTGAAACAGTTCCATCAAGGAAGGCCACTCTCACCCAGTAATCAACAGTGCCAAACTCGCTTGGGTTAGGGATATCATCCATAACCACTGCAAGAACAATACCGGTTAGATTCCTAGCTTCAAAACCTATCTCAAAAGGCAGACGATGAAGCCTGTTCACCACCACTAGATCTCCCACTTTTATTTGTTTCCCTTCTTTCGTCATTATTCTTTCGTCATAGGCCCACTAAATAGTAAGTTTTCATAATCGGGCTCTTTTGCTTTGCTAATGACCATACATCTACTTTTAAAGACCCAGCAAGTTCCATCTTCAGTGGTTTCTAGTGGGACAGGAGACTTTCCAATCCACTTAATACGCACCATCAAATCAAAATCGCCAACCACTATTGCATATCCCGCCAAATAATGTTGATGACGATCTGTTCTGGACCATCTTAT